CTCACCCCGTAGGTATCCTTCGGTGATCCTGAAGTTGTTATCGACGCTTGCATCGTAGCGGCCCTCCTGAGCAGAGAGGTCTTGGAGGAGAGCGTCAACCGACAGCCCGGTCACCCCGGCTTCTCCCGCTGCGACCCTTGCGGTGGACCTCGCCTTCATTGCGTCCACCTTCGCCTCCTGCTTCTTCTGCGTGGCGGCTTCTTCTTCCTGCATGATGCGGAGCTGCTGCGATGCGTACCTATCGACTGCGGCCTGTTGAGCGGCCCGGTCGTTCGTCTGCTTGTGGGCCTTTGCTGCGGCGTAATCCGCCTTAGCGCCCTGATACTGCATTACCCCCGAGACCGCCGATGCGGCGAACCCGAGGAGTGCCAGCGGCGTACACATGGGTAGCTGCTAGTCCTTTCTTGTTATGACGATCTGTAGAAATGGTCTCCCTTCGACGCCCCAGTTGGGGATGCGCTTGAGGATCGAGAAGCCAAGCCAGCGGACCCACTTGAGGTGGAGCTTGTTGCGCTCGTCCAAGTAGTTCCCGAGGACCGGATACTCCTCAAGGAATCGGTTGAGCTGCGTCTTGCAGCTCCGCAGGAACGTCATCTGGAGGACTTTGTCTTCCTCCAGCTCCTTGGTAGCCATGAGCCAGATCATCCCCATCGGCGTTCCCGGGACTGGATCCACCCCGAAGATAACCTCAGGGCGACCAGTCGGTCCTAAGCCCACCAGCGTGTTCGGCTCTTTGGCGGCGTAGGGAAGTAGGATCGAGGGCGGGACCCCAGTGTAGGCTAGGGCCTCCCTCCTATCGGCTTGGCGGATGCGGGAGGCGATGTCTCGCCCATCCTCCACCGTTGCCTTGCGGATCAATTCCAATCAGACACTCCTTGACTTGGTGACGTATCGGGCCGTCCACGACGCACTCAGGAAGTTCGACGGGAACGCCGTGTCGTTGACGATCTCGATGATGGTTCCCTTGGAGTTCGACATGACGGGGACCTTGAAGGTTCCGCTCCTTCGGGCCAGCTTCCCGGCGACGTTGGTGACATCACCGGCAACGCGCCCGTTGAACAGGTAGCGGTAGGTCTTGCGGCCCCGAGGGGTTACCTCGATGCGGAAGCTCGACGTGTCGTCGTAGACGACGGACAGGTACTTGAGCTGAAGGCGTCCCTCGGTCTCGATGGTCACCCCGCCGCCCACGGCCTCCTTCCGAATGAAGAACTCGGAGAAGCGGTAACGCAGCTCGTAGGGAACCCCTAGATACATGGGGGTATTTCGACGGTCGCCGCTGAGGACGATCTCGTCGCCAGTGACCGAGATAACCGGGATGGTCATGCCTCCAGCAACGCCGGGTGCATCCCGGGTGTATGCCTCCATCGCCGTGGCCTCGTAGGGGAGGGTGAACGTCGTGGTTCTCGTGACGGGATCGTAGGTGCCTCCCGTCAGGAGTTCCTCCGTGATCCGCCTGTCGATGAGCGTGACGTACTCCGATCCGTCGTCGGTATAGCCGGGGTCCATCGGGATGCGCTCAAAGGCGACGGTCCCGTCCGCGTACCGCACGGTCAAGAACAGGATGGAGCCGAACAGCTCGGCGTTGAGGATTGCCGATCCTTCCTCCACCGTCCACTTCGACCAGCACGACTGGAGCTTCTCGTTGTTCGACCAGTAGTATCGGTAGACGTAGATCGTCCTCCGATCCATCTCGCTCAACGCGATGAGGCAGCTCTCAGCCGACGAGGCCGACAGCTTGAAGACCTTGCCCGGGATGTACGCCGGGACGTGGCTCGTGGTGTCGTTCGTGTCGTAGGTCCCGCTGAACTCGTCCATGAGGAAGTACTCGTGGATCGCGCTCCAGCTCCCCCGGTCAGCCACGAAGTAGATGTAGCGGCCAACGGACACCGGCTTCGCCATCGACGAACTCTCGAACTCCGTCGTCGGGTCGATGGTGACCGATTTGGGGGTCAAGATGGCGTCCGCAGTGAGCGAGAACTGGGTCTGGTCCGAGAACAGGAACAGGTCGTTCAGCCACGGGATCGCGTGGTTGATGATCGACACCTTGTCGTGCGAGACGCCCGTATCAATCGGGTCATCGTCGAGGAGCGACAGGGCCGACGCTCTCCAGAAGTTGAAGAAGTCACCAGCGCGTGACATGACCACGTTCTCATCGGAGACGAAGATCAGGCGGTTCTTGTGGAAGGTAACCGCGTTGATCGACCGACCGACGAACGACGGGGGAGGGATGACCACGACATCACCGGACACCCGGCGATCCCACTCAGCCCTCTTGAACGTGAAGGTGCCATCGGCTTCCGACACGAGGATGTGCGGCATGGTCGAGGCGTCGAACCCGCAGACGGTCCCCGGGCCGGGGCACTCGGTCCACGTCTTGGAGGTCGAGTTGAACTTCACATAGTAGTGGTCGGTGTCATTGCCCTCGTCACCCTGCACCTTCACGACGATCCCGTTCGGGCCTTCCTTCGGTAGCTCGGTGAAGGTCTGGACGGTGCCTTCGATGACGGTCATGGCGTTGCCGCCGAAGCCGTCGTCGCTCTTGAGGTTGATCGCTCCGTGGGCGTAGGTGATGTGGATCACGCTGCCGTAGAGACCCAGCCCCCAGCCAGCCGTAGCTTGGAGGTGTGTCGCGAGGTTGGTCACCGGGTTGTCGGTGGTGCTTCGGTCGCCACCCTCTTTGAACGAGCCGTTGATGAGGCGACGGGCGATGTTCGCCGTGTCCACCGTCGTTACGTCGTTCTCGGGGTTCGTCCCAACGCCGTCCCCGGTGCGGTAGTAGGCATGGGTCCCGGCCTCGAAACCGTGGACGCCCAGCGCGTAGCTCTTGCCGTAGTTACCAGCCTTCACCCAGACCAGCGCCTCGGGTATCCGGTGCGGCTCGATGTCCGCAGGGTTGAGCTGCGTTGCTACGGTCTTGTTGGTGATGAAGGTGTAGTCGGCCACCGTGACCGCAGAGAACTGGGTCTTCGGGTCGGCACCCGCGAGGTAGGCTTTCCCGTCAGGGAAGTTGACGACCTTCTCCTCGCCGGTCTGGATGTCATAGACCCTGAGGTCTCCGTCCGAGATGAACAACTGGTATCGCTCGGAGGCGTCCCGGTTCATGGTGTGGACGAAGGCGCTGTCGGGGTAGGTCCGGTTGATCTTCCCGAGGTAGACCCGGGGTGGGCGCTTCTTGAGGCCCTCAACGACCGTCGAATAGCCGTTGATCTGCTCGTCACACTGCGTAGCCAGACGCAGCGACGGCGACTGCTGCGATACCCCATTGATGAGATTGGGGATCGCGCTGTCGATCATGGGCATTAGCTAAGGTTGACCCTCCTGTTGAGGATCGCTTGGCTGTGCCGGTTGCGGAGCATGTTCGCATCCCGGTTCTTGATCTGTGACCGGGTGAACTGCCGCTTGGCCTCCATCTCGTCCCCCTCGGTGAAGCGATGCAGGGCCTCGTCGCCTAGCGTCCTGTCGTGGAAAATTCGGGCAGCACGGATGGTGATGTACGCCCGGGTGTTCTGCGGGAGTTCCTCGAAGGGGAGCATCGAAACGATGTCGAGGGTCACCGCCGTGTTGATCTTGTAGGTGTGGTTCTCCCGGTCGTAGAGCTTGCGACCACGGACCACGAGGTCACGGTTGCCGCTCACCGGGGTGATCTCATCAACCTCCAGCGCGTTGGGCGGGATGATGATCTCACCGGCATTGTTGGGCGAGATGCGGATGCCCTTGTCGGTGTTGCAGTGGAGGCCCTTGGACTGGACCTGCCGGGAAACGCTGCGGAGGATCGCCCTCGCAGTCTCGGCGTCCACCACGGAGTCATCGTCTAGGGACGAGACAGGTGTTTCACCGATTGCCGACAGCATCTCATTGACGGCCTCCTTCTCGGTGGTCGGGATCAGTTCGAGTGACAATCAGTCCTCCTGAACGAAAAAATAGGGAGACCCCCGATGTGGAGGTCCCCCTTTCAGTGGATGGGATGAGGCGCGTCGTCAGACTGCGATTAGGTCGCAGCCTTGGACAGTTCGACCGCGCACTCAGGACGCAGGATGCCGTGACCGACGAGGTACTTGGCAACCATGAGGGTGCCCTGATAGTCGATCAGGTATTCGCTCTCGACGGCGAGGTCCATCAGCTTCACAGTGCCTACGGCGCTGCGGTGCATGACGAGACCTACGGTATCGACGAAGTTGCCTCGATACTTGGTGTTGATGTCCGCGTTCGAGGAGTCGTTGGCCGACGCGAGGTTGTTGGTCTTGATGATAGGCAGACCGCCCACCATCGTGATCACGCCCTTGCTGATCGAGCCAGAACCGTCGTAGTCCTTGTTGATGTACTTGGTGTTCTGCGCGAGGGCGTAGAACTGAGCGGGCTTCACGAATGCGAAACGCTCATTCTCAGGCACATCCTTCTCGTCGAGGGTCTGGGTCGAGCCGAACAGGGCAGCGCCCAGCTTGTCCGTGTCCGTCGCCATCGCGGTGTCCTTGATGACGGAGCCACCCGGCAGACCGTCAACGGTCGCGGTGGAACGAGCGGCGAGAATGCCGACGCGAGACACGTTCTTGTCGTAGTGCTGCGCAAGCGCCTCACCACACTGGAACGAGTACTCGGCACGAACATCGTAGTGGTTCATCGCCTCGTCGATGTCCGCGATGAAGACATCCGCGATCAGCTTGTCGTCGATGGTGATGACACGCTCAGCGTGCTTCACGACCTGACCAGTGATCTGGGTGCCAGGTACGTGGTTACGAACACCCACGCGACCCGTAGCCGGGAACTGTGCCGACTTGCCGTGCTGGATGCTGCGAACCGTATGGCGCTCCGCGAAGGCGGTCTTCTGGCGGAACGCCGTCATGACCTCGCCTCCGAAAATCTTGAGGAACAGAGCGCGGTCGTCTCCACTACCGTTAACCTGACCGGAGCGAGAAACAGTGAAAGTCATTTCGTTGAAAGTCCTTTGCTATGAATGATTTGAGTTTGTTTCCGCCTCCAAATCAGACGGAGCGATCTACGAGATTATCCCCTCCAGTGCAGACGCATCTGCCATCCCGGTGAGGGTCTTGATGTTCACGTTGTCGTCTTTGGGGAGTTGGGGTCACCTGCTTAAAAGCGGTGTGAGCTTCCCGATCATTCATCAGTCAAAGGATGGGTGTTGACCCTCGGAGCACGACCGTCAGACGCGATGCCTGTCAGCTAGTTCGAGAGGTCGGGGGCAGGTCGAGGCTGCTCCAGAGGATCAACGATTGGTTACTTCTTGAGGCGCCCCAAGAGCGCCTTGCCGCCGTCCACAATGAACAGCGCGGAGATGATGTAGGCTCCCCATTCATCGAACGGTTCTGGCAACGGGTGGACCGTCCAGCCGTACTGGGGGAATGCCGAAACGAAGTTGAGTGCGGCCCAGTGAACTCCTAGTGGGATCACGAAGAACAGTTGGAACCACCACGTCCGACCGACCATGAGGTTGGCCTGAGCGGTTACCACCGTCTTGGTGACCTCAGCTTTGATTTCCTCCTTTCGTGTTTCATCATCCATCCTGCGTTCGATGGTATCGAGCAGGGAATCGAGGGTGCCGCCGGTGAAGATGCCGAACACCTTCTTGCCGACCCATTTTGCTACCGAGGTGATCATCGCAGCCCGAAAGCTCCCTTCACGATCACCTCAGCGATCCTGATCCAGAGAGGCTTCTTGGGCGTCTCCTTCACTTCGGATTTCGAGGGGATGGTCTCGATAGGTGTCTTGCCGGTGTAGCCACCAGCCTTGAGAGCGGCCTCGAACACCAGAGCGTGTTCTCCGATCTCGACCTGCCTATCGGTCCCGTTGACGATACGACGGGCGTTGGCGAACTCCCGAAGGTCCTCCTTGTCCTCCTCGTCGATGTTGTCGATGTAGTCGCTGAGCTTCTTCCCGGTGAACCAGCCCTCGGCCATCCCGACAAACAGGATGATGGCTGCGTAGTCCGGGTCGTTCGCCAGCTCGGGGTTCTTCACGAAGTCCACGTCTATCCCGATCACGTCACGGAAGTAGCGTGTGGCTTTCTCGTAGTTGTATTCCCAAGTGAGCTGGACATAGCCCCGCCCGATGTAGGGCCAGTACTTCTTCGATCTGAGGTAGGTGGAGCTGCCGTACTCGGTGACCGGCTGCATGGTCCTTGCGGTCTCATGCCAGACGGTGGCGAGAATGTAGGCGAAGTCCCAGAGCTTTACGTCCCGGGCCTCAGCCACTTCGATTAGCAGCTCGAACCCCTCAACCTGTGCCGTCCTCAGCGGCCCATACTTGGTACGGACCACGTTGTAGAACGCGGCTGGGTTCTTCATGGATCTGCTTGTGAAGTGCCCCCCGGGGTGCGCGTGGCCGCGACCCGACGCGCTCAAACGGTCGGGGTGCCAGAGGCGTGGGGGGGTCTGGTCGTGTTAGCCTTTGAACGCGGCCAGCTTCGCGGCGACCTCGTTGCGGAATGCCGGGTCGGATCGGTAGCGCGGATCGGCCATCGCTTCGGTTACCTGCTCCCAAGACTGGAAGCCTCCGGTCGAACCGACAGCGGACTTGCCGCCAAGGACCCGGGCAGGTGCTCGGCCATTGGCTGCTTCATACTTCGTCCTGAGCGCGTCGATGGCGAACAGGGTCGTGTTGATGTCGTTGCTGTTGAGCTGCTTCTCCAGAACGTTGATCTCGTTCTCGGGGAGGTTCTCACCGGCCCATGCCAGCATCGCGTCACGCTGCTCGGCCCCGCCGAACGCCTGATCAATCGTGTTGGTCATGTTGGCGGTGATCGCCTTGATGCCCTCGATGTAGGTGTCGAGGATGAACTCGGGCACCGGGAACATCTCAAGGGCCTTGGCGCGGCTCTCCTCGGAAAGCTCGCCAGTCTCGGCCAGCTCTAGGGTGAACGGCTCAAGGGCGTCCTCGGTGACGGAGCGCGGATCGAACTGCTGCTCGGAGCTGCCGTCCTTCGGAGCTGCGTCGTCGCTGGCCTTGCTGCCAGCCTTGCGGATATTGGCTAGTTCCTGCTGGAGCTTGGTGAGCGTCTTCTGCTGCTCGTCGTAGCTCTTGCGGAAGTCCTCGACGGTCTTGAAATTGTCGGGGAGCCAGTCCGGCCTTTCCGACTGCTGCGGCTGGTCATCGCCCGGTGACTGAGGCGGGACCTGCTGCTGCTGACCGCCGCTCTCGAACTGGGCGGCGAGGGCCGCGTCGTTGGGACCCTGACCGCTGGTCGGTTCCTGAGAGAATACGATCTGATCTGTCATGCGTTAGAAAGTCACCCTTGTAAGTCCGTTGATCTTGTCGATGCCGCTCGGTGCGGTCGCTGCGATTTCCTTGGGGTCGGTCCCCTTGGTCGGTCCCTTGGGACGACCTCCTTTGGCATTCATCGTGCCTTCTCGGGTTGTGGCCTTTTCTGCCAAGGCTATGCTGCCTCCTGCTGTTGCTTCATGTCCTCCTTCATCAGACCGCCGCCCTGCTGGATAAGCTGGGGGAGGGCCTGTTGGAGCATCGCCATGAACTGTTCCATCTGAGCCTGTTCGTTCTGCTGCTGTTCGGAGACGATCAGTCCCTCGGTATCGAGCGACAGAGCGGCGGCTCGTTGCTTGAAGTACTCGTGTAGGTTCACGACCTGACCCACCTGCTCAGCGGGTAGGAACTGCGTGACGCTTGCGATAAAGGCGTCGAGGTTCGCCAGCTCCCGGGCACGGCCCAGAGCTTCAACGCCGGTCACGATGACGGGCTTGATGTCCACCTTCTTGGGGAGCGGCGGGATGTTCTTCGCTCTCTCCATGCGCCGCTCATAGAGACGGACGACGGGGAGCTGAAACTCCACGGCGAGGAGCGAGTAGACGCCACCGAGGGCATCATCGAGTTCCTCAGTCAGTCGCCGGATTTCCTCGGCGGTGACACGCTCGGCGTTACGCTGGATCGCTTGGTGCATCATGAAGGCCAGCGAGAGGCGCTGCGAGATGTCCTGAATAGCGGAGTTCGCCACGGACAGGTCGCCAGACTTCCCGACTTGGAGAGCCTCCACTTCGCCGGGGATACCTTCGATGAAGTCGCCGTTCTCCGCTTCCTGTAGGTCTTCCACCAAGGTGCTGCCGTTGGGGTTGACGAGGAAGATGATGCGGGACGACACGGCTGATCCCTCAAGGATCGCCTTGGACAGCCCCTCCAGCGTGAGAAGATCGCCAAGGAACTCCTCGACGAACGAGCGGCCATAGTCCTCGTTGTCCAGCGACGTGAACCGCAGCGGGACATACGGGAGGGTCTCCTCGGTGTAGCTACCCTCGGTCTCGTGGATGACCTCGCCCTCCACCTCTTGGTAGGTGGTGAACTTCCCGGTCTTCTCGCGGAAGACATGGGTGTAGATGTCGAGCATGTCCGTGGGCTTGACGGCCTTCTCGCCCTTCTTGGCGGCGATGGCGGTTTGGGTCTCCTCGGGCAGGACGCCGAAGGCGATCCTCTCCTTGATGACCATCTCCATCAGGTTCCCTGCCGGATCGCGGCAGACGACATAGCTGTCGAGCCGCCAGCCCCGGGGGAACTCCTTGGGATCGGGCGGGATGTAGATCAGGTAGTTTCCAGACACTACGAGCTGACGGACGCTCTCAAAGGCGAGAGGGCGGAACTTGGTGTTCTCCATCTCGGTCTTGACGGCGCGGGACCGGGCGTCGAGTGCCTTCTCGATGTCACCCCGGGTGCCGGTCTGCTCCGCGATCTGCTGGACCGCGAAGTCGTCGATCTGGTAGCGGAAGCATGGGGTGTTCGGGGGATAAAGCGCGAGGAGCAGCTTTGAGCTAATCGTCCTGACGCCTCGGGACCCCAGTGATTGATAGGGGGTTTTGAAGTCGCTTGTCTCCGTCGTGCCTTCTTCTGGCATGAGGGTAGGGACCGTCACGGAAGCAGCCAGTCTGGCTCTCCGCAGGTACGGCCCCCGACCCGTCTCCAGAGCCGCATACCGGGAGGCAGCGGTTCCTTTCTTCAATTGTTACCTCGGGACGTTGGTGCCCGACTGACCGGAGGCGTCGGACCCTGTGGCTCCCCTCACGCCACGGCGGGGGATACGTAGGGACTGACGGCCACGACGCTGACGCTCGGCCTTCTCATTGGTGATGAAGGTCGTCGCGCCAATCTGGGCTGGTGCCGGTGCCGGTGCCGGGGTCTTCTGTTCAACTGTTTCGGTGGTGATCTTCGGTCGAGAGCACATGGGGCTTCCTGCTTTCGTTCTTTTCGTTCTTCTTCCTGACCGACCTGAGGTGGTCGATCACGCGCCTCGTCCCCATCCTCATGAAGACTTCCCGTTCGGAGTATTCCACCTCAGAGGGGATACGGTCGGAGAACTTCTCCTCAAGGTATCGGATCAGCTCGTCACTGATCTCAGGTGGGGGGATTGTCTTCCTGTGTGTAACCATTAGCTCAAAACTGCTGTGGTCATAAGGTGCAACATAATTCCTCAGTAGGGTGCGAACGTCTCCGTAGCCTCGGAGAGGACCACCTCGCGGACCTCGCTGTGGAGGTCGGGGATGGTGCTGGTGTTCAAGATACAGCCCGTGATCTTGGAGGAGCTGACGCCGCCCTCGCTCACATGGGTGGAGGTCTTGCGGCGATTGTTCTTGGCGATGACATGATAGACCTGACCGCCGATCTCCTTGACGGCATCGGCCTCGTTGTCGAAGCGGATGTCTTCGCAGATCACGGACTGGGGTGACTGGGCCACCCGCCGCTTCCAAGCGTCTACCCAGAAGTCCTCGTGGATGCAGTCGCGGCCCCATTCGGTGCCAAGGGTCTGCATGGCGTGGCGCGGCGTCTTTCCATTGAGGAGCGGGTCTGGGACCTCCTTGAGGTCTCCCTCGATCCGGCGCTCGATCTCCTTGGCGCTGAGGCCCTGCGTCTCGTAGTAAGCCGCCAGCATACGCTTGAGCGGGTACGACATGCGAACCGGGCGGAACCCGACACCCTCAAGGTATCGGGCCACTTCGGACTTGCCACAGCCAGCGGACCCGGTGACCCCCACGACGCGGCCCAGATGGATTTCGTCGGGCCAGATCACGTCCGGCTGAGGCTCGATCTCGTCACAAATGATGACCTCAGCGCGGGTCCCGATGAGACGATCATCGGGCTTCACTTCGGCTCCCAAAGCTTCACTTCTCCTTTCTTGAAGTTGTAGTTCTCGTAGCGGAGGATGTACGCGATCCGCGCCTGTAGCAGCGCGTCCTCCTCGGTGAGGCCAGCCTTCTCGTAGTGGCTCACCACGGCTTCCCAGTAGGAACCCATGTCGATCTTCTCCCAGCGCAGCTCGGAGGTGCCCTTCCTCGGGCCGCTCTTGAACGTGTGCTCGTAGGGAGACACGCCGGTCTTGTGCTGGAGGAGCTTCTTGGCTCCCTCGAACCCGATGCCCGGGCACCCGGGGAAGCCATCGACCGGATCGCCGCCAAGGGCCTGACTGTAGAAGTGCAGCTCGGCCTCCTCGGGGGAGACGCGGATCAGCTCGTCATTGCTCGGGAAGTAGATTTCCCCGGGGATCGTCCTGAGGTCCTTGTCCTCGGTGACGATGATCTGCCGCCAGTCCTTCCACTTCGGGTGGGTCGCAGAGATGCCGATCACATCGTCGGCCTCAAGCTGGTCGATTGCCTTCGCGTCGAGGTTCTCCTCGGTCCACCTGCGTAGCCAGTTCAGGATGATCGGGCGTCCGGCCTTCTTGCGGTTGCCCTTGTAGTCGGGGAACAGATCGTGGCGGAAGGTGGTCTTGGAGTTGGACACGGCGAACAGCACGGCGTCCGCGTCGAAGTCGTCCACGAGCCGGTCAACGTACTCGGTGACAATCTTGGTGGCTTCCTCCTTGTCGGCCCAGACGTAGGCGATCTCGTCCTCGCCCCAATCGACGACCTCCTCCACGGCAGCAGCCGCAGAGAAGACGATGTGGTCGCCGTCGATCAGGAGCCGGGTCTTCTCGAACTTCACTCGGCGTTCCACCAGCTAGTGAAGACAGCCTTGGTGTTCGTGATGGCTTCGTTCCACCAGTACCGCAGCGGGTGATTGCCGACGAGGAACCAACCGATGTTGCGGAGGGGGACGCCGATGAGAGCGATGACCAGTACGAGGATCATTCCGATGAGGGTCACCCCGGTGGCGAGGAAGGCCGTCACGCGCTTAATGATCTTGGACAATGCCATACTTACTCCTCAGGTGTTGGTTGAACAGAAAGGTTTCGTAGGGCGTCAGGTTCGGCCCTGTCTCTCCCACAGTGGAGACGATTGAGTATGGATGAGGCTTTGGTCGGCGGGACTGAGAACCACTCGCCATCGAGGCGACGGTCAGCCAGCACCAGATGAAGAAATGCTTCGGCTTCATGGTATCCTTTGAGAAAGAAGCGGAGGTCCTCGAAGCGGTAGGCGCGCTCGGGATCGAAGATGTTGGCCTCAGCGATCCGCTTGCGCGGGTTCTTCGTGGACCCCACCTTGCACCGCCCGGGGAAGGACGGATTGGACAAGACGTAGACGAAGCCAGCAGACTTAGTGCGTTTCCGCCCAGTTAGCTCCGACTGCGCTGCTGCCGCTAAGGGGGCACCCAAAATTGTAGAAGACGCCAGCCTTCTCAATCGCCCACTTTGCGACCGCACCGACGGTTTCGGCATGGGTCTCTTTCGTTTCTATCTGCCACTCGTCGTGAACATTGGCGACGAACTCGTAGTCCTCCCCATACGGGACCAGACCCTTCTCCTGCTGGAGAGAAGCGTCGAGGAACACGAGGGCGCGTTTCATGAAGATCGCCCCAGCGGACTGGAGCAACGTGTTGAGACAGGAATGTTCAGACCGGATCGGGATGCGGCGACCGTCGAGGCCCCTGATCCAGCCCTGTCCCTTGGCTTTCTTTTTGACCGCGTTGATGAGCTTGTTCAGCGCGGGGAGGTTCTTGAGGAAGCTATCGGAGGTCCGCTTGCCGACCGCGATGATGTCCTCCCGGGAGCCTGTCGCCCCGGCGTTGACCCCAAGCGTGAAGTACCAAGCGCCATAGATGAACGCATAGAACCACGTCTTGGCGGCATCTCGACCGATCCCTAGCGCCTTGGCGTTTCGGGTGTGCATGTCGGTGCCGTCTTCCTTGCGACCCTCAAGGATCGTCTTGATGTAGTCGCCGCCGTCGTAGCGGCTCATGTAGCCACCGAGGCAGCGAAGCTCCAAGGCGTCCGCGTCACAGCCCACGATGACACGACCTGGCCGTGCCTCGAACAGCTCCCGGCAATCCCGGCCATAGGGCAGCAGGTCGCCGGTCTTCTTGTCGTAGACCCCCGGCACCTGCGCCATGTTGGGGTCCTTGTGGGTCATGCGCCCGGTGACAGCGCCATTGCCGACGACGCTGCCGTGGACCGCTCCGTCCTCCTTGACGGTCTTCATCCATGCCTTAGAGCCTTCGGCCAACTGACCGATGCGCTTCTGCACCATGAAGTATTCCGCGAGGAGCTTGGCCTCGGGGAAGGGGAGTGACTGGAGCACCTCATCGTTGACCGTGGGCTTGCCGTCGTTGGTAAACTCGACGGGCTTCCAGCCCCGCAGCTTGATCAGCCGGTCGGCAATGTCGTCCCGAGAGCCGGGGTTGAACGGCTCAAGCGAGACCTTGGTGTAGGCCGCGCCAGCCTCGTAGTGCTCCCGCACCGGGCCGACGTAGGGCTTGATCTCCCTGCCGGTCTTCTCGGAATATCTCCGCACGGTGACATGCGGCCAGTCCATGTCGGATCGCTTGACCGACCGGGACTGCTTGGGGACCACACGCTCCCGCTTACGGAACCACGGCCTGAACACATCCTGTAGATCGGTCTCCAGCTCGGTGCGTCGGGCGACCAGCTTGGAGTAGAGCTTCGCGGCCTTCTGCTCGTTGAACTTGAAGCCGTACTGCTGCTGCCGGAACAGGATCGGTTCGACCAGATGCTCAAGCTGGATCGCGTCCTTGCCGGGCGGCGGGTTGAAGTCGAGGGGGTCTAGCTCCCACTCCCGCAGCTTGTCGCAGAGCTTGTTCCAGATCAGCTCAGTGACCACCACGTCCTGAACGCAGTAGTCCTGCATCTCTTGGCTCCACGACGCCCAGACGTAGGCGTCCAGCTCCTTCCCCTTGAGACCGAGGGTCTTCCCCTTGGCCTTCATCATGTCGGAGAACTCGCCCTTCCATTCGCCAAGGCGCTGGCCCCAGCTTTCGAGCGAGTGACGCCCAAAGAGCTTCTTCGCGATCCACTCCTTGCCCTTCTTGAGGAGCCGCTTCTCGTGTTTGAAGTCGGCCTCTTTCATGTCTGGGTAGACGAGGCGTGACATCACGAGGGTGTCGCGGACGTTGGCCTTCGGCTTGAACGTCGGGTACACCTTCTGGAGTGCCGGGATGTCGAACGCGATGATGTTGTGGCCGATGATGAGGTCGGCTTCCTCAAGCTCCCTGAGGCCCTCGGAGATGGGGCCTACGTGGGTGACATTCGGGCCATGCTTGTAGATCGCATAGTGGTCGGTGTAGGAGCCGATCCGCCCGGTGTCGGGGTCCTTTACGACTAGCGAGTGAACGGTATCGAGAGTGTCTAAGAACCCGTTCGTTTCGCAGTCAAAGAGGCGCGTCTTGATTTCAATACCTCCTTTACTGCCGCGTCGATCCGCGCCCAGCCGTCAGCCGGGAGCGTCACCGTTGCGGTTCGGAATGTGAGGGTGAGGGTGTCGCCCCGAAGGGAGACCTTGAGGTCGGACGGGATGTCTTCGCGTGTGCAGACATCAGGACGCACGGAAGCCCCCAGTGCAGCGCGGCACCAGCTCCCGCATCTCGCGACCCTTGAGAACCAGCCAGTCTTTCGTGAGGCCACCCTTGGAGTGGATCCACTGCTGGATCGCCGGGGGGTACTCAGCGAGGTACGCGGCTGTGACCTCGGAGCTGTAAGCCTTGAGGCCCTTCTGCGGCTCATAGTACGGAGCGTGGAACCAGAACTCCGCGTCGGGATGAGCGCAGAGGTTCGGGAGGGCGAGGTAGAAAGTGCAAGCGGAATAGCAGTTGCCGGTCACCTCGACGGGGAGGCCGCTGTCGCGGAGCGTTTCCCGAAAGACGATGTACTCGACGACGCTGCCGCCGGGGTTGTCCTCGATGTAGACGATCTGATCCCCGGTGAAGTCCGGCACCTCCTGCGCCCTCGTCTGGGAGGGGAACAGGGAGGCGAGTACCGTGAGGTAGGCCCCGATGAATGCGACGGCGGGTGCTTTAGAACGGAACGTCTCCGTCCTCATCGTCCTCGTCAATCGGTCCAAGGCGTGACGGACGCGCATTTGTCTTCTCCTGTGTAGACGGTGGAACATAGTCAGGCTTCTCGAACAGGCGTCCCTCGTCTGGGTCGTAGCCTAAGTAGATCACCTCACCAGTCGCTTGCCCGGTGTAGCGATCCTTGAGGACGCGGAAGGTCGTCGTCTGGCGCTCCTCGATGTCCTCGGCCTGTTGGTTGCGCTCAAGGCCGAACATGAAGAACGACCAGAACCCAATCGACCGGGACCCCTTGAAGTGTTTGATCATCACCCGACCGCCTTCCTCGTGGGGTTTGCCCTCGGGGGTCGATAGGTGAGAGACGAAGTGGATGATGATGTTCAGCTCGTTGGCGAGACCGGCCATCTCCTTCATGATCTGCTCAAGGCTTTCCTTCTCGTTGCCGGTGTCAGCCAGCGCGGTCAGGTGGTCGAGGTAGATCAGGCGGATACCAAGGGTGACCGCCATGTAGCGGATGTGACCCTTGACCACTTCCCAGTCGGTCTGGCCGAAGTTGTCGTAGAAGGTGACGCGGCCCTTGAGCTGAGCCACGGAGTTTCGCAGCTCCTCGACGGTCCAGCCAGCGTCCGGCACATGGAACCGCTTCCCGGCGAACTTCCCGGCGAGGCGCTTCCCGGTCTCCACCGGCTTCTGTTCGAGGTAGATGACGCCGACGTGGTGCCCCAGCTCAACGATGTCGTAGACCATCTGCTGGGTCATGAGGTCGGTCTTGCCGACACCCGTACCTGCGCCGAACGCATAGACCTCGCCCCAGCGCCGCCCGTAGGTGAGCTGCGTGAGGGTGGGGAGGAACCACGGGATGCCCCACTCGACCGGCTTCTCGATCTCGTCGAGGAGGTCGTCGATGGAGACCAGACCATCGGGCCGGTACTCCCTCGCTCCCCAGATCGCGTCGATGATCTCCGACTGCCTTCCGGCTTGAAGCATCTCGTTCGCGTCCTTGAGCGGGAGCTTGGCGACCTTGAGCTTGCCCGGGGTGATGCCGATGTGGCCCACCTCCTCAACGGCCTTCTGACCTTCCTCGTCCATGTCGAACATGAGGATGATCTCCTCGAACTTCTCCAGCCAGCGGATGTGCTGACGGAGACACGAGGCTGCGCTCTTGGCCCCACTCGGGATCGAGACCACCGGCCACTTGTGGCCCTGCGCCTGAGAGACGGACATCGCGTCCATCTCGCCTTCGGTGATGACGAGCTTCTTGCCGCCCTCGCGCCAGAGGTGCTGGCCGAACAGCGGCCCCTTCTTGCCGACGTTCCCGGTGGAGAACATGCGGTCCTTGTCCCGGGGTCGGACCTTCTGGCCCACTACGGCGTTCGTGTCGGGGTCCTTGTAGTTGAACAGCCGGACGATCTCGCCGTTATGCTCGGTGCGGGTGAAGCTCCACTTCTTGGCCGTCTCCTCGCTGATCCCCCGGGAGCCCCAGCCTGAGGGTTCGCCAAGGGGGAGGAGGTCCTTCTTCTTCTTCTTGCGCTCCTTCGGGGAGCTGTTTTCCGTTATGGAACTGTCTCCTTTGTCGTAGTGGCCGCAGCTAAAGCAGTGGCCGTGTCCATCGGAGTAACGGGCCATCGCATCGGATGACCCGCATCTGTCGCAGGGTTCGTGGTAGAGGAACTCGCTCTCGACCACGGCCTCAGCTCAGGAGTTCTTCGACCCGATTGGCGATGCGATCTGCATGTTCACCTTCGGTCTTGGCGACGATGCGCTGGATCGCGAGTTCGTTGATCTGGGCGTCGATGAGGCTCACCTCTACTGACTTTGCGGCTGACAGCTCTCGGAGCTGCACGACCTTCGCGTTGAGGTCCTCGGTGATGCTGGCGACAGACGGTTTTCTCTTCTTGAAGAACATGAAGTATATCTCCTCCAGTGTAGACGTTATACTGTAGAAACGCAGTAGAAGCCGATGGCGATCAGCACCGATCCCGCGATGGGGAAACCGCATAGGATCAGGATGCCGCCGATCACCCCGAGGGAAGTGCCCGACATGAACCGCGTCATGCCGACACCAGCTCGTAGCGCACGTAACGCTGGCCGGTGGCGTCCTTCTTGAACTGGCCCTTGATATGCCAGCCCAGCTCCTTGAGGTCCGCGATGCGACGGGGGAGGGCCTTGCACTTGTAGAGCGCGTTAGCTTCGTTGCCTGAGATGTTGCCCACCTTGCGGAGGTGGTCGAGGATCACCTTCGTCATGGGAGCGGTTGGGACCTTCGCCGGGATCGCCTCCAGTTCGGAGGTCGCGAACGAGGTCACGAAGTTGTCGCCGTCGAGCCGGACCTCGACGCAGAGCATCGCGCTACCGTCATCGGGATCGACCACCACGCCGGTCTTGCCGACGAGGTTTCGCGAACCCACCGGAGCCACGGTGTCAACAACGACGCGGACTCGCTGACCAACATAGAACTTCGTCATGTCTTGGTTCTCCTTTTGCTGATGGTTGGGGGTGTCCATCCGAGAGCGCGGATAGTCGCCTGTATCCGCTCGGGGAGCGGCGGCTCGTTTAGCCAGTCTCGGGGGATGCTCTTGGTGGCGTAGAGGAAGCCGTGCTTCTCGCACCACATTCCGTAGGTCGTCTTCGATCCTTTCCCGATCTTGTTGCGGGGGTTCGAGAAGACAAACCTGATGTCGAGACCCGGGTGCTGGTCCTTGATCCACAGGTGCTTTTGCCTGTCGGCGGTCACAAAGCGACCCTTGGTCTCGATGATGATTCCGTTGGGGATGATGAAGTCGGGCTTGTAGGTCCGATGCTTCGCTGGCTGCACGAACGGCAGCTTGTGTTCTTCGTACTGAAACGGGATGCTTTGGGCCGCGAGGTCCGCAGCGACCTGATCTTCCAAGCCGCTGCGATACCCCTCGATTTCAGCCCGGGACTTTGCTCGGGCCAAGGCGATCAGAAGTCGTTGTTATCGTCGCCGTCATCATCGTCGTCACCGCCGCCAGAGGTCTGGTCGTCACGGTCGTCCTCGTCGTCGCGGCCCACGTAGCCGCCCTCGATCTTGCCGAAGGAGTGACGGGTCGGGCCGTCGCCGCTGTCACCCGCCAGCTCGACGATCTGGACCGCAGAGATGTAGAGCGTAACGCCGACCTTGCCGGTGGCCTTCATGTAGTAAGGCTTGAGGTACGCCTCGATCCTGATCTTGGACCCGCCGTACACCAGCACGTTGGTAGGCTTGCCCTGACTATCGACGATGGCAAAGCGCCGCTTACCGTTCGGCTTCGGGTTGGACTTGAACAGCATGGTGTAGTCGCCAGTCAGCTCACCGTCGTCGTCCTCCTGCTCATCGTAGGGGTACGTCTTCTTGAGTTCCGCCAGCGCGTCCCGCTGCTTCTTGCCCTTGAGGGTGCCCTCGATCTCAGCGACCGCGGCCTCGTAAGCCTTCTCGACCTCGGCGTCGATCACGTCCTTGATCTCGTCCAGCTCCTCGGGAGTGAGCACGAGGGTGGTCTTGTAGGTCTTCTTGCCCTGATACTCGTCGGGCTTGTTCAGGTGGTTGTAGGTCGTCGGGCAGATCGGGGTGACGATCGTGACGAACTCTTGCTTCTCTTTCTTTGCCAATGGTTTCTCCAGTGTAGACGTTTGGTTACAGAACGAGCGGCTGATCCATCTCGTGGATCGCGTAGAGGTGGGCCACGTCGTAGCCCTGATCCTCAAGCTCCATCTCCAGATCGACCGGGAGCGGGTAGCCCTTGTCGAGCAACTGGAAGCCCAGCGCGTACTCCTCGGTGATGATTGCCTCGATGAGGCCAGCTTCGTTGCGGATGATCATGGCTTGACCTCCACAACCTCACCGGGCTTCGCCTCGCGACCGAGGAACGCCGTGCCGGTGACGAACTTGATGTGATCCGCCTTGGGGAGGAGGGACGCGAGGTCCACCCCATGCTCCTCGGCTAGATACTTGATGAGGTCCTGAGGGTTGCTCAGAGCGGCGGTGACGCACTGCTCGTACTCCCGGCCCGGTCCCGGCGAGGTCACGATGAACCCGCCGTTCTCAGCCTCCTCGACCCGGTACTGGATACGGGCGTTGCGCTGCTTGTTGAACTTCGCCATGTCACCCTCCCTCAGTGCTTGGTGGCGTCAGCGGGGACACGGAAGATGGCGGCGGTGATCCCCGGGATGTCCTTGATCGCTCCGACATGCCTCAGTGCGAGGTACGTCTTGGTCACGCCGATGTTCTCGACGGAGCTGAGGAGAGCGGGGAGGAGTTCTTCCCGCGCCTGTTCGGGCGTGATGGAGCCAGAGGCCAGCCCCTCGATCAGGACGTTGAAGCCCATTGCCGCGAACAAGCGGGAGGGGTTGACCTGATCGTTGGCGGCGGCGGTCGCCTCGTTGATCTTGGCTTCGGTGGCGGCGTTGATCTTGTTCGTCATGTATCTTCTCCTGTGTAGACGTTTGGGCGTGATTAGCGAAGCTCGTAGTTCATGTAGTCCGCCATGGCGCGGAACTCCGGGTGCCGTTCCCCTTCGGAGACCATCAGGTTCTTCGTGACGGTCATGACATCTTGTGCCTCGATGCCGTGCGTCTCACACAGCAGCAGGAAGAGTGCGGCGGTGCCGACCAACTGCGGGATCGGCTGGAGGTCCTGAGCGGCGTCGAGCATGGTGAAGGTGGCCCGGGCCGCGACGGTGGCGGGGTAGGAGTTGAGTTCGTCTCGGTTGATCTTGCTCATGGTTACTTCAGTGTAGACGTTTGGTTAAGCCACAGGGATGTTGATCAGAAGCGCGGCGATCAACACCGGGAGGACGCTTGCGGCTGTGCCGATGGCGACCAAGGTGAGGAACCGCTTGGCATACCAGATCACGTTTTCCATTGGCTACTCCAGTGTAGACATTACCGCGAACGGCGGCGCTCGTTGTTGCGATGACGGCGGGAGTGACGGCTGGGCTCACCCTTGCGCAGCGCGAAGCGGCCACCCTGATCAGAGAGAAACCCGGTGCGGGTCAGCGCCCCGATGATCACCCGGCGAACAGTCGCCCGGTCGCCCCGGTTCATCTTGGAGAGGTCGAAGGTGGAAACCTTGGCGGCTTCGTGGATCGTCACGTCGTAGTGGGCTGCGCCCATGCGGATGGTGATGTTCATGCGGTCTCCTTGTGGAACTGGATGCTGGCCCCATGCTCGTCGGCCTGAGTGACCGTCGCGTAGGGCGTGATCTTGAAGATGTGGACGGCGCTGCCGGGAGCCTCCGCGGCAAGCTCGGCGGCTTTCCTCTCGGCTTTGAGCCAGCAGTCCGTCTTGTGCATCATCGTTGGGCGGCGCGGGTCGATGATCGAGTAGGGCATCGGCTGACCTCCAATCGAAGTTTGGTTGTGCATTAGGTGCAACATAATTCCTTCCCCAGTGTAGACATTAGGAGAAAAAGAAGTCCGACCGGAGGACATCCCGCAGGATGAGGCTCCCCTTTGCCGGTACGGGTGGGATTGCGGCCCGGGCTTCTTCGGGCAGCAGCGCGAGGATGTCTTCGCGGAACTCCTCCAAGACGTTGTGCTCCTCGTACATCCGCACGAACTCCTCACGGATCAGGTTGGCCAGCTTCGGAGTGTCGGCGGCGAGGGTGCCGTAACTGTCGTGGATCATTGCGAAGTCGGTGATCCCTTCCTCGACCGCCCTCTCGATGGTCCGCATCATCACGGCAGCATCGAGCGAGTGAACGAAGTTGGGCGACACGGCGAGGGCTTGCTTGTGTTCGGCAAGCTCGTCGGTCTGTTCGGAGAGGGACAGGTAGGTGGTCTCCCCAAAGAGCTGGGTCCGCACCCGGCGCTTGTCCTGCTTGACGTACCGCTGGCTGACGGTGAAGCCCGAGGGCGTCGTCCACTGCATGGTGATGTCATGCTTGGCCGCGATACGGGCGACCTTCTGGAGCCAGCTCATGGCCTGACGAGCGGCCACAACGACATGACCGATTGCTTCCCAGACCTTCTTGGCGAGAAACCCGATGGCCTTCGGGAGGTCGGAGCCGAACGGGTCGGTCGCCTTCCCCTCCTGAATTTTCTCCCGCACCGCCAAGCCGATGTAATCGACGCACGAGCGGAAGGAGCCGCCATAGGGAAGCACCATGACCGGGCGCTTGGTGATCTTGCGGTCGATCCCGAACGCCAGCCACGCCTCAGCCCAGAAGCGATGCTGCTCATCCTCCTGAGGCATACGGAGGAGCTCGATGGTCTTCTCGGCAACGGTCCCATAGATGTCCCGGGGTTTGTCCGAGGGCACGAGGTTGACCGCTGCGCCGCCGACACTATCCCGCAGCATCGCGGAGAAGTGCTGGAGGCCATTGCAGGTGCCGTCCTGTGCAATCGGCAGGTGGGACACATGGTTGAGGCCGTGCTTCTTGTAGCTTTGCCACTCGAAGCAGAACGCGAGGAAGTTGAACGGCTTGTCGGCTTGATGCCACCAGTCGAACTTGATGGGGTCCTCGGCGCACCAGAGGATTTCCTCCTCGTGGTCGAACGTCCACTGCACCCGATCCTCAAGGCTGATCTTGTCCTCCCCGAACGTGTTGGCCCCGTGGATCGCCAGCCAGCGTAGCGCCTCGTAGTCGCCCAGCGGTTTCCCGTTGGCGATATGGAGGAGCGCCTTGCTGTAGTCTGCGCCCTGCGGCGTGAGACATGCTGGCTTGGGATAGGCCCGACCACGGAAGTCCAGGGTGTGCGGGAAGTAGATCGCCTCGTCGTTCCTCATGCGTTCGGCCATGTCGATGGTCATAGCCATCTGGAGGCGACGGCCTTGGGACTTCGCGTTGAGGTCGTGGATGTCACGAGCTTCCTTCTTCCATCGGGCGATCTGCTCGTCCGTCCCACCGACGGGATACGGAGGGACCTTGATGTTCTTCCGGCTCGGTACTCCCGGCAGGTCCATGTTGCCCGTCCACATTTCCACCAGCACGTCGAGGACCTTGGTGTTCACCTTCCACGCAGTCTCTTGGATCGCGTTGATCCCGGCGAAGACGGTCGGCATGGTGACGTTCTTCGGGAACTTGACCTTGTTGTCCGGCCTGACGTTGATCAGGGGGAGCGGGTCGGTGATGTCGAAGTGGTAGCCGCCGCCGATCCCAGACGACCACCGCTTGGGAGGCAGGACGGTCGGCAGGTAGCTCGGGCGCATCAGCTCCCCGATGTGGTTGCGATCCTCGACGAACTTGAGAACCGCCTCGGTGGGGGAGACGATGTGGTGGAACCCGGCGACCCCGGCGTTGGGTACCTGCTCGATGGCGATGAAGCCGCTGACATCCGCGTAAAGCTCGATCATTTTGACGCCCAACTGGAGGCGCTCCGTCTCGGACCATGTGTCGAACGGGATGTTGAACTTGTTCATCGAGTAGATCAGCACGGTGCGGCGGCGATCAGTGTCATAGCCGTTACGCTTCCCGGTCTCCTCGATCTTGTTCATGAGGGCAGGGGCCTCGACCGCGAACGTCTGGAACCGGGCCTCGTCCATGATGGCCTTGCCCACCTTGACGGCCAACTGGGTCAGCGTCATGCGGCGATAGAGCCACGCCATGATGACCCTGATCGAGACGTAGGCCACGCCATAGGGGTCCATCTCGTTGATCTTGAGGGCCGACCTGTTGCGACGGCCACGGCCACCGCCAAGCGCCTCGTTCTTCCAGTCGGTGATCGAACGGGCGAAGCTCTCGATGGACATCTTGGTGAGGATCGTGCCCGGGTAGGTCTCATCGAAGCGGTTCTTCGTCATCGCCTTGTCGAACTGGGTGCGATACCGCTCGAGCCCAAGGCGGCGCATGTCCTCCTCGATCTCCCGCTGGCGCTCGACGAGGTTGGCAAGGTGTTGTTCATTGAGAGCGCTCATTGGGTATCCTTAGGTTATAACCATGAGATGGTGCTTCGCACCCGGTCAGTAGGTGCAACATAATTCCTCCAGTGTAGACATATTGGTGATATTCGACTGCATGAGCGCATTAGCCCATTGCTTTCGCCTCGGGCTAAAGAGCTTCGTTTGGTCGTTGGGCCGGGGTCTATGCGATGAGAATGCCTTTGGCGTAAATCTCAGGCACAATCTTTTCGGACAGTGCTTTGTAGGACGGTTCAATATCGCTAGCGCGAGCTGAGACAGCTATCCCGCTAGTTGTGAGGGCTTCCAGCGTATTTCTGATTTGATACCAGCCGACGTCGGGCCGATTCAGCTTAAATTTGTTTATTATGGCTGTTGAAATCCGTTTTTTCTCAAGTGCTTCGAAGTAGGCGCTCCAAACTTTCTTCCCTTCCGCAAGAACCTTCTTGGCTTCTGTCGACAGCTTTAATGTCGCAAGGTGTTGCGACATGAAATTCGATTCAAAGCGGTCGGGCGCGCCGACATCGGCTTCTTCGTAGGGGATGAAGTGATTCACGAGAGACCAAATGCGGCCATCCCACTCCAGACCACCGGCACCTACTGACAAATTGCGCGTGTTGAACAGCATCCAGATCAAACAGTCGTTTGCCAGTTCCTCGGGGATCGGTTCTTGGGGAGTAAGGAACTGGTCCCGATCATTCAGCCAAGTTTGTCTGATGATACGTCGGGCGGTGAAGACGATAGCTGCTTTGGTGAGATTGCCTTTCGTAACGAGAAACCCCCCTGCGCTGGCATATCCTGACGAATATAAGACAGTTACATCGGCATTCTGTAGGTCAGAGCCTTTGCTGATCATCCCGCCAATTGCACCGTCGGCCCACCTAGTCCCTCTCACATCGTTTGTACGTTTGGTTGGTTCCAGCGCGTTCGTTAGCGGTAAAGCAGGCACAGAATTGGGCTTTGCTCGTTTGATCCAAGTATTCAGTAACTGCGTCCTTGGAACGTCATAAAATCGTTTCGCACCAATAGGATTGGCATGTCTGTCGAGCACCTCAGCCTCGATCTCCAAGGGGTCCTTCCGCTTCTTCGCAGTGTCCCATATTAGGAAGCCAATGGGGAACTCCCCCGTCAGCCCGTCAAAGGCGCGACTGGGTACCACAAAGCCGCCTAGATATTTCGCTTTCCAAGAGGCGCGGAAGCGGTCGAAGTTGGGGGCGTTGACATACTTGAGCTTCGAGAACATCGCGACGATAGCATTCGGCATTTCCGCTTGGATGCGGAGTAGGAACTGAATGAACAATTCACGTCTCGCATAACCGACGTCTCCACCCAACTCTCGGCCTACTGCCGTGGTCGCCACGCCCGTACCTGCATTCATAGCCTCAGCGTAAGGAGGATTTATGAGAACAAGAATTCTCTCCTTGGCTGCGATGGCATCTCGCAACTCCGTGGGGAGTTTGTCGGTGATCGAATAGTCGATCTTGCCGTCTGCGGTTATGTCGTCATTCAGGTAATCATATTGAAAACGATGCGCCGCAACGCACGTCTTAGTCGCCTTCATGACATCTACGTCGGATTGATCGAGCGTAGACATGAAGAGATTGCGATGGTTCGAGTGTTTAACTTCGAGATTGCCGACGCCGCAGCACATATCCCACACTTTGTAGCGGCTCTGCCAGTTCTTCCCCAGAGTGAACGTTAGGTGATCATAAGCTTTGTCGACCACGTGCAGGGGCGTGTAGAAGGCCCCTTTGAATACCCGCTCGACTAAAGGGATTAGGCTGTCGCGTCGTTCGAGAATGTAGTTGCGGTACTCATCCTTAGGAGGCCGGTGGAAGATCGTCCAAAAGCGCCGATAGCCTTCGAGACTTCGGAGAGCATGATTCTTGCCAGTCAGCTCAAACACCGGATCGCCGTCGAGGAAAAGGAGCTTTGCTGGCAAGTTCTTATGGGTGGACGCGATGCCGTCATTCATTATGTCGGCAAAGAAGAGAAGGTTGTAGTTCTCCTGATCCACGCCTTCGATTTCCTGCCCAATCATCTCGACCCACTTATCGAAGACTTGCTTCAAGTTGTCCGGGGTGATTTGGGTGCGGATGATCGCACCTGAGGCGATGGCATCTTTGACAGTGGTGAGGAACTCCGCCGCGTCCAGCTCGATATTGAAGGCGACGAAATGGGTCCCGATGTGGATCGAGATAGCATCAACGGCTTCTTTAGGAACTTCGGATGCCGATTTACCCCACTTGATCGTCTTCTTAGCAAGGAAGGGGAGGACGTGGCTGCTCTGCATCAAAGCAGCCTTCTCGGTGTCAATCACGCATAGCAGTGGTGGTACATGCTCGCCGTTGTTGAGGGCAACCTGCACGTAGTGCAAAAGCTGCGTGAACATTTCATAGAAGGTCCAAGAGCCGTTTGCCTTCGCCTCGAACCAGACTTCTTTTGTCTGAATGTCGATTAGATTCTTCGAGTACCCCTTAAGTCCCAGCGCCTTTATGTAAGCGTCTTTGACGTCCTCTTCGCTTCTCGCGCGCTTCAAATCGGCGTGTAGCCCCACCTGTTCCCCTCCCAGCTTATTCGCAGCCTTTCTAGCGAGGCGCGCTCTTAGCAGCAATGGCCTAGCTTCGAGTTGTCTACGTGGCTAGCTACCGCGTGATGCGAGTGTCGTGCCTCATGTAGGCGTCGCACATAAGCATCGCCTTGATTACCGCAGGATTGCCGCAAAAATTACCGCAAGCGGAAAAAGTGCGAAAACCCTTTGCACATGTGTAGATATTGCTGATGGCCTGAAAAAGCGCGAAACCCGTATGGATTTCACGCCCTTATAGGAACCTCTCCGCTTAGGTAACTAAAAGAGAGTGCCTTTTAAGTCCCTTGCGTCTACCAGTTTCGCCACATCCGCTTCAGGCGAAGTGCATAATGTGCCGGGGCCGGATTGAAAAGGGCGGGGACGGCGTAAAAGCGGCGGGCGGTCAGTGGCGCCAGAAGACCGGGGTCAGCAGGACCAGGACGGTGAGAATTTCCAGGCGGCCGAGCAGCATCATCAGCGAGAGGAGGTAGAGGGCCGAATCGCTGATGGTCGAGAAGTTGCCGACGGGTCCGATGATGGGGCCGATGCCGGGGCCGACATTCGAGAGGCACGTCAGCACGGCCGAGATCGCGGTGAGGAAATCGTAGCCGATCATGCTCATCACCATGCTGCCGATCGCCCATAGCGCGAGAAACAGTCCGAGGAAGAGGAAGACCCCGCGCTGCGCGTCCGCATCCACCGTCACCGAGCCGTAGCGCACCGGATAGATCGCGTTCGGATAGACGAGGCGCTTCAGGCCGCTGCGGATCATGTTGAACATGATGACGAAGCGGTAGGTCTTGATGCCGCCGGCCGTCGAGCCCGAGCAGCCG